ATCGGATGACAAACCCGTTTATCGTATTCAAGCCCTCATTCTTCAAAACTATAAACGGCGGCGTCTCCGTGTTCCCGTCAGACTGTACTTCTATATTCTCAGGAGACCCTTCCACTACCTGTTCAACTTCCTGTTCTGCTCCGTAAGCATGTGGATCAGCAGCAAGGAGCGGGAGCGTGAGCTTTCCACTCATAATTATCCTGCGTATCGCCGTCGACCCGGAGTACCGGACGAAGTATTCCTTATCCGGCTCTTCATCGAAGACCAACGACAGTAACTTAGGACTCCCGTTACTATACAGCAGGTGACCGGACAGCGTGCGCACAATAGCTTCGAGTTCTGCCGAAGTCTTTGCAACTATCGCACAGACAAGCATAAACGTACGTGCATCAAGGTCCGCACCAAAATCATACACGCCATGTCTGCCGGGAACACTGACCGTCTTATCCCGCGTCCCGGGCAACAGTAGCTTCTCGGTCTCACGTTTCAAATACAGCAGACCAAGCTCTTCCGCACGCTTTCCACCAAGCGTAAAACTGCTGTGAGCTACCACGACAACACCACACCTTCGCCTCTGGCCTTACTTCGTGTCAGTTCAAAAATTGCCTTAGCCAACGCTTCTATATCTTGCTTATCATTCAAGTACAGGTTCGCACCTTCAAACATACGAGCAAAGTCTATCACCAGGTTCCCGCTTCTTAGCTCATCCGAAACCACAGTACGTTCTCCTTCGGCATTCTTCTGTTCCAGCATCCAGTCAAGATCAGGCCTCTGTATTATTCTATTCAGCTCCGACATTTTTCTTCCCATCGACTTTGTAGCGTACTCCGAATAGTCGAGGATCTGCTTCAGTGCCTCTTCCAAGTACGACGGGCTACTGATTCCCAGCCCGTGCTTGAAGCCTTCCCACAAATCGGATGCCGCGGTTCGGGCTGCACTCCACAATCGACTACCGGCACTGATGATCCTATCCTTGACATCCATCAGGATTTCCCAGACGCGCGACGGCAGGTCACTGATAAAACTGATAAACCCGTCCAGAACAGCTTTTCCGGCACGCTTCGCGATCCCCGGCACTTCTTGGCTGAATTCAATAAACTCACGAACGGCGTACCCCAGCCAGTAGCCTATCGTAGACGGCAATTCCATCAGCCATTCCTGAATCGCCTGATCCGCGCGCTCCGCTAATTCTTCGGCCGACGCAATGGTGTCCGATACCCACTCCTTCGTGTTCTCCCACCAGTTCTCCTTGAACCACTCCCAGTCCGTCAGTATCTCGCCCGTCCCGGTATCGATGCGTTCAATCGACTCATCCATCATCTTCTCGATCTCCGAGACAGTCTGGTCGTGCATCAGTTCTGCCTGCCGGACTATTTCGTCTCGCTGTTCCTTAGCGGCCTGAATCATTTCGTCCCGCGTCATCCCACTACGTTCGATCGCCTCGTCCGACAGGGCGTTGATCGCACGAATCGCGTCTTCATACATCTGTTCCGCGTTCTTCACCGTGGCGTCCCGCTGTTCAGCACTATTCTTTATCGCCTCAGCCGCCATCTCGAGCGTAATCTCATCGCTCTCGTTGCGGAGCTTCGCCAGAATCAGTTCAACCTCTTCGCCCATCTGAGCCGTTGCCTCGATAACAGCATCCCGTTGGGCGAAAAACAACTCCTCTATCTCGGCCCGCATTTCAGCCGTGATCTCCACGCCTTTTTCTTCGAGTTCCCTGATTTTCTCAATGACGGCCTGATTCAGTTCCTCCTGCACCTTAATACGGGCTTCCTTATGCTTTTCTTCAGCCTCGAGCATCGCCGCATACTGCTCAGCCGTGAGTGCACCCACTTCGTCTCGGAGGAACCGCAGAGCCTCGACCGTCTCCTCATGCTGTTCCTTGATGGCTTTGACCGCCATCTCCTTCATCTCATTGCTGGTCTCGACAATGCTGTTCGCCATGTCGGACGTCAGAGCTTTCGACCCCGTGGCCATACGCTCCATTTCTGCAATCACGCCGTTCGCATGAGCCTCAGCATTCTTGATCGCCTCGTCACGCATCCGTTCGGCCTGTTCGATATACATGCTTGCTTCTTCAGCCGAAATCTCACCCGTGACGTCTCGCTTATACTCAAGTTCGGCAATCGTGGCGTCCGCCTTCTCCCGCGCCAGACGGATCGTCTCGTCCCGCTCCCGTTCGGCCTGACGGATGTTCCGATCAGCCATCTCACGCGAAATGCGGTTCGAGCCCAGCGACAACTGCAACAACTGGTTCTCGACGTTCTGTGACATCTCAACTACTTTGGCCGTGGCCTCGTTACTCATTTCAGCAACTTCATCCACGACAGTCTTCGACGTCCAGCCGAAGAACTCAGTCACTCCAGCCCAGGCATCCTTGACCCAACCACCTATAGACTTCAGGCCGTCAATCAACCACCCGAACTTATCCATTATCCAGTCCACGGCGTTCCCTACTATGTCCTGAATACCGCCCCAGTTCTCCTGCCATGCTTTATACAATGCGTAAACAGCAGCAGATACCGCAGCTATAATTGCAATTATCTTTAATAACGGAACTACTACAGCCCCTGCAGCAGTCATGAAAATTGCAAATCCAGCTTTCATCAAGGGCAACATTGTCAAAAGTGTACCGAATACTACAAGCAATGGACCAAGAGCAGCTACTAACGCTCCGACAACAACAATAACTTTTTTCACTGGGTCAGGCAATCCCGCAAACCAACGGGCGAGTTTTGTTATCCACTCTACTACACTTTTAATAACAGGAACCATCACATCAGAAAATACAATGAGAACTTCTTCGAGTGCAGACTTCATTTCACGCAAAGCACCGCCAAGTGTGTCTTCCATCACACTGGACATATCTTTTGCTGCACCACTAGCACCGTAAAGCATTTCCTCAAACGCACGAACGTCTTCAGTTCCACGCTGCAACAGTATGTTCACACCGCGCAGCGCTTCCACTGTGAAGATCGAGCCGAGTGCAAGGTCTCGCTGTTCTGTCGTAAGGTCTGCAGTCGCAGCCTCCAAATCTGCCATGATCGACAGCATATCACGCATGTTCCCGTCGGCATCATACACTGCAATCTTTGTCTGCTCCATACCCGGAACAAGGTCCAGTATCAACGCCCCTCCGGTATCCGCCGCAGCCTTCTTGATGTCACGCAATACAGCCTCGAACGTCGTACCGGCTCGGCTTGACTTAACACCGGCATCCGCGAAAGCAGCCATTATTGCAGCCGTCTGCTCAAAGTTCATCCCTGCTGCAGCCGCACTTGACGCACCGTATGACATAGCTTCACCAAGACCAGTGACGTCCGTGTTCGCACGTGCTGCAGTCAGAGCAAAAATATCTGCAAACCTGGTCGCCTGGTCCGCCTCTTCACCAAACGCCTTCAGGGTATCCGCAACAAAAGTCGATGCTTCCGCCATGCCGATCGCACCTGCTGATGCCAGGTCAAGCATACCGGGTATCGCTGCCAAGATCTCATTAGCGTCGAAACCGGCTCTAGCAAGCATCTCCATACCTGCCGCAGCGTCCGATGCAGTAAACTTGGTCGTAGCACCAAGTTCACGCGCTTTCGCCCGCAGCGCCTCAAATTCTTCACCAACTGCACCACTAACAGCAGCGACTTTAGCCATTGAGTCGTCAAAAGACATTCCAGTGTAAACAGCGGCAGTTGCTACACCAACGAGTGGCGCTGTAACGTACTTCGTCATCGTCTTTCCGGCTTTTTGCATTGACTCGCCTACGGCAACCATTTGGTCACCCAAACTTCTACCGGCCTGGCTTACCTCTAACAGCTTAGCTTCAGCTTCTCGGATGTCGCTCTGCAGTCGGTCCAGGCGCAGTCGAAGTTCGGCATAAATCGAACCAAGATTTACTGCCATCGGGTCACACCCCTTCTATAACCACTTACTTGCGTCTTCCTCTAATTCAAGAGGCTTCTCCCCTTTCTCCAACTTCATCACATATACAAAACACGCCGAGTCAAAACAGTACGCTTCGTACCTTGTCAACCCGGCAATGAGGTCGGACGGTCTACACCCGAACGTCCTGGAGATACCTATAAACTCCATCATCTTAGCGGGGTCACGAACGAAAGGATTCGAGGGAATCTACCCCCGCCATAGCAAATCTGAATATCGCCATCTTCTGCACGATCGTCAACGGATAATGCTGCTCAAATTGCTCCCACTCCGGTTCAATCAGGCACTCCTTCACTATCGCGTCTATTATCGGTAGCATTCTCTCCATGTCCTTAATGCTGTAGTCATCTGCAGACTGCTCCGTCGGCTTTGACTTCCCATCCTTCTTGCTGGGCGTCTTATCAAAAACTTCAAGTGCTGCACTTCGCAGAACATTCGGTATGCTTTGCAACTGCATGAGGTGCGGAGTCAAATCAACAGCTCTTAATCGCACACCAATCTTTTCTCCCGGTACCCAGCCAGGGATCTCGACTATCGTTCCTTTGGCTCGTTCCTTGATCTCCTCAAGCGTAATCACCGAAACAGTCTTACTATCGGCCATTAACAACTACCTCCCCATCAGAATATGGCCCACCAACTTCTTTCTGGTACAGGCCCAACAATTTTTCATACCTACTAAGAACGACGGGGTACTTCTTCTCATTGCCTATCGCTTTGTACACGTCTTGACGAGCCTTCTTCAGACTGTGCTGCAGCATCATACCGCGGTTCGTCAGACTTGCAAACGTATACTTCATTTCACAATGCGAGCACCTGAAGAAATACCCCACCCTGTCATTCGTCAACTTTTCTTCTTCAACTTTAATCCGCGTCAGATCTAACTTCCGTCCACATTTATCACAATACACTATTCCCGTCGATGACAAAAACGGTAACTTCATAACCCATCACTCCCTCATCTTCATTAGACCGTCGGCGTCGCGCTCACCACTTCGGACAGACCGGAATCATCGGTCTCATTACTGGCGACAACCGCAAATACATACTTATCTCCACCGTCCAAACCAGTCACAGTGTATTCAGTCTCATCATGGTCATCAACAGCTTCTATCCAATCATTCGGGTCAGCCGGGGCTTCCTCGCCCTTGAAGTAATACACCTTATACGCATCAGCACCAGTGACAGCATCCCAGGACAGCACAACTTCTTTAGTGCCGGGCGTGGCTTGCAGGTTCTTCGGTGGGTCGGGTGGAAGCACTGGCACGAACTCCTTCTTATACGTGGACTCACCGGTCGCCGGATTCTCCCTCGCCTTAATCGTGAATTCGGGCGTTCCCCACTCCTGGTCGGAATGCGTGACGTTCGGCGAATACCCCTTACAGAAGCGGAACGTATACCGCAGATACGCCTCACGACCGCCTTGTGCGTTAAACGTCTGGACAAACACATCAGCCTGGAAGGGCTTACGGTCGTACTGGTCCTCAATCTTCGGGGCTTCCCAACCGATAATCACATCCGGGTCGTTCCCGTCATAAATCAGGGTTCCACCAGCAATCAATTCGGTCGCCTTAGCATCGAACCGGGCATCCGTGAACCCGAGTTCAGCACCTACAACAATGTCATCCTCTTCTATCCGCACCAAAATTCGGTCCCCACCTCGAAGCTCATTGGATTCGCCCTCAACAACCTCAGCCTCGACACTTACTTCTTGCGCCGTGTCTATCCAATGCTTCTCGGGCACGGGATACGGCTTAGAACCGTCCTCATTCAGCGGTGTGATCAGCACCCCCCTCACTCCACGCAAATACCCTCTCTTCACCTGAGTCTTCGGCATCTACATCAGTCCTCCTTTCTTCAACCTCTTCTTGCTTCTTACTTCTACGTTTCTTCGGGGCGGGTTCTTCCATCAGGAGCACCTTCGGCTTATCAGCTTCAGCACTATCGGGCTTTATCAGTCCGGCAGACAGCAGGTTCTTCTCCAACTCAGCCGGAATTTTACCCACCTTCTGCCCAACAACCAGCCGATAATACTGGCCCCGGAAACGCATCACTCTATTCACACGAGCTATCATAAACTTTCCTCCTTCAGCCGCCTCGAACTACATCAGTCACAAAGTCAAGTCGGCGTGTCAGTGCATCCCACTCAGGGTCATAGAAGTCTTCCCCCGAGCCGACATACCTCAGCCTGAAGACTAACCCGCACTTCGTCGTCAAGTCCTTACCAAGCAGAGCATCACGGATCTCCTTCGCCAGATCGTCAACTTCTTTGAAGCTCGTTCTTTCGACATACGGCCAGATGCGTACCGGCAGGTCAAACCCATACCGCATGTTCGTCGTCGCCTCGCCACCGATTGTCACTACAACGTACGGCTTCTCGGTATTCGGTCCTGCCATAAACGGCTCAAACACATGGCCTTTCAATTCACATATGCTTTTAACGAGCTTCTCCCTAATTGCGTCCCGCATACTCTACTCCTCCCAGAACTTCCTCAGGATACGTTCCATCTTTGCCTTCGTTGCTTCCATAGTCGGACCGAGAATGGCATATCTTCCGGCTTGGCACAGCTCGAGGAACACGCCGTATGGCACGGTATGCGCCAGCCTTACCACCAACTCGGATGCAGTCCTCTCCGAACTTGACGTCAGCCCCTGTCGTGCTCTCCCTGTTCTATCCTTCCACGGGCGGTTCGCCTTAGCATAACCTTCAAGCATCGGTTCAATCTCCCGTCTTACAATGTCTTGCAAACCTATCTGCTTCTGCTGGTTCCAGTTCTTCAAGGCAGCAATGACTTCTTTCAGACCCGTTATCTCAATCCTGCTGGCCATCTATTTCACCTTCTCCAACACTAATTGCCACCCTGCAAGCTGACCTTCGGCCTGTATCGGCTGCCCGTCGACAATCCTGAACTCACCAATTCCGGTGACCTCAAATTCATCAGTCACATTCGCTCCCCACTTCAGGTCGGCTTCGTCATCAGCTAACGCCATCCACGTCACCTTGTCGGCTTTCCCCCCTGTTTCTGCAACTTCAGCAACATTGAGTCTGGAGAACAGCAGTATCACATGCTCACCAGGCTCGGACTCCACCAACTTTCGACCACCACCGTCGGGGACGTACTCCTTACGCTTCACATAGACTGTAGTCGGATTCAGGCTGATGGCGATACGAACAGCTTCTTTCTGAACTTGTGCAAGCATCACTCATCCCCCTTCCTCCTGACCTCCATCACCAGCGTAACAATCGGGTCCATCAACTTCTCCTCCAGGACTTCCATCTTTACCACATCTATCTCAAGGCCGTCTATACTTGCCAACGCCTTCAGGATCTCCCCGCTGTAGTTCTGCTGACTGTGTGACAGCGTCGGCTCTTGCATTACCGGGTTCACTTTCATCCCCTTCGGCAAATTCTCCGGTGCCATAGGGTCGCATCGTGGATCTATCCTCATCCTATCACCACCGCTCCTCCAGCTCCTCCTATCTTACGAAGCGCTGACTGTCGCACCCTTTCGGACTTTGCAGCTATCTTCGACGTGTCATAGCTTACGTTCCCAATACCTATCGGAACAGACGTAATCCCGCCTCCACCTACTACGTTCGACATAACATCCAGTGCTTCTGCATAAATCAGGTCTTTGAACGCCTTCATGAACTTCGCCGGTATCGTCTCAAGCGTGCGGTTCATCGTCCCCTTATACACGGCCTTCCCGGTCATACGCGGTGCGGGCATCACCAGAATCTTCCGGCTGTCAGGATTCCACTCCCAACCATAGCCATAGCGGTAATACCACTGCTCCCACTTGTGCTCCAGAATGTGCATCAACGACGGGCTATGAAACACCCTCATTCCGGCATACTCAGGGTCGAGTCTCAACGCACTCAGCGTTCCTTCAAGGTCAAGGGCGAATTCGGCTGACGACTGCGGAAACGACATCCAGAAATCAGTCACATTCACAACCTCTTCTTCAACACCGTACTCCTCGACACCAACCTGGAGGGCGACCTGCTTATAAACGTAGACGGGCATCAGACGCGAGACTTCCTCAAGCGCCATGTTCACAGCAGTCTGAAGGCTGGCGTTCGGCAAGGCTGTCTCCGACGGATTCCCGAGACGCTCACGAGTTTCGCGCATCAAATCTTCAATATCAGCCATGCTTCACCCTCCTCACTTCTTATCGTCTTTCTCACTACCTCCTGTGCTGGCACTAACCGTCTTCTTCACAGGCTCAACAAGTTCTAACACTCTACCGAATCGTCTTCCCCAGGATTCTTCAAGAATCACCGTTCCACCCGGGACTATCTCACGGCGTTCACCGTGCTCGTCATACACCAGTTGCAAATACTTCGTCTTGTTTCTAAACCTCTTCCGTGCCATACATCATTCCTCCTGTTTCAGTTTAATCTCCGTCCCTAACCCGGGACCAAATTACTTCCAGACCGTACTGCACTCCATTCATATTCGGCCACGCAAACACCAGTTTATCGCCTTCATCAAACAGAACTCTCTGGTCTCCGGTCGGTCTGAACACGAAATCCGTCTCAGTCTCCATATCCTCGTTAATCAGAACCACATCATGTTCGGCTCCAACGCCCGAGTCCAACGCCATACTGAAATTCCCTGCTCCAACACCACCGGGAGCGTCCAGGTGCAGTCTAACTTCCTCAAGCCTGAATACTACACCGGGGTCGAGTTCGACGTCCAACGCACCATTACCAACATCACGCAGCCACTGCGGTACTCTCCTCAAGAACTCCATCTATATCACCGCCTTATGCACTGCTAAGGTCAGCAAGTTCAATCTTCTTCCAGTGTGACTCGTGGACAAACGACTCCTCAACACTGATATACACGAAGTCAGAGTCGAACACGACCGCGCCTTTTGGAGCGGCAAGACCGTCAACCCCACCATCGAGGTTCTTCGGGCCTTCAGGAACAACAGGGTCAGCACCAGTCCCGGACTCAACAGAAGCAGTAATCTGGTCATCCACACCATCAGTTGCGTTGAACTTCGCCACAAGAGCATTAGCAGTCGTGGTAATCACGCCAGACCCATCGGTCGCAGGGTGAATCTTAACCTCAAACGTCTCCAGGTTTACGTCAATCGCTAACTCCTGGTCTTCAGCGCCATCAGGGTCAACAATCTCAATCGACCACTTCTCAGCATCGGTTCCGGCAATCTTGGCAGTAAACGTGACTTCAGCATCACCTGTCCCGAGAACAAGAACAGCAGCTTCAGGCTCAACAGGCGTGGCTTCAGGAATGAGCATCCTCATCCCAAAACCTTCAATCTCACCGTGTTCGTCCTCGTTCACATAACCTATCTCAAAGTTCCGATTTCTGTCCCCGACCTTCAGACTTTTTGTAATCAGTTCATCTCTATACAAAGTTCCCACAATCATCTCCCCTTTCAGAATGGACTCGGGGGCAGGTAATCCGTGGGCAGACTACCCGCCCTTGCTATCCACATACTCATTCAGACTTAGACGATTTGAACAGTCGCGTACAAGTCTGTGATAACAGGCTTGCATGCGTAACGGCTCATCACCGAACGGCGAGGAACCATGTCATTCGGGTCCATGAAGACAGGGGTCGTATACAGCGGCACATAAGGTGCATAGATATACCCCGTCTCAAACATATTCGACCCACGATAACCGAGCAACATGCGGTTCGGCGGGAACCAGGGGTCTTTATACACCTGGAAGCGGTTCCTCAGAACACCGAAGCGCTCAACACCCATTCCAGCACCACCGGACCACTCCTGCTTGACTTCGGTGAAACCATCCAGCTTCTCAAGTCTTGCACAAGTATCGGGGTCGGCTATAATCCAGGACGCGTTGCGGTATCTCTTCTTGTAAATCAGGTTGTTCGCATCAATGATGGCGTCATATAACGTCATCCTCCACTCACGCTCAGAGCCGTTGAAACCAGGTGCAATCTTCGAACTCCAGGTCACATTACCTCCGGTCGCGCTCCTCAACAGATCGTTGATAATCGTGCGGTCAATCTCCCTGCGAATCTCATCCCCGAGCACGGCCAGCAACTCAGTCTCGGCATTAATACCGTGGTACGCCATCAAGTCCTGCTGAGATTCGAGCGTCCAGCGAGCCTTCAGCTTCTTCGTCTCGGCAGTAACAGCAGCAGACCTCATGTTGAAGTCGATTTCGGGAATGTCGTCGCCACCTTCAGTCGGAGTCGCGGTTGCATAATCCACAGTAACAACGGCACCTGGGGCAGGAGCGGCATCCAGCGTGTAGTCCCCGGTCGCGGCATCATTCTCGGTGAATGCGACGGGTTCACCATCAACATAAACCGTTGCAGAACCGGCGAGTGTCGGGAGCAAGAACTGCGAACCAGGCAAGTCAGCAACGACAAAGTTCACTTTCGCACCATCACCAGTACCGATTTTCAGGCCACGGACCATACCACCGGAATACTTCGGACTAAACGTATACGTGTGCTCTCCGGTAATCGGGTCGACATTGTACTCACCAATAACATCACCAGCATTCACACCAAACCTGGTATTCCCGTACTCGAAATCCAGGTAGAAAATCATGGCGGTCGGCATGGGAATCGGCTGTACGGACACCAATTCATTCGCAATCAGGTTCGGGAAAACCCGGCGAATCAACGGAAATCCGTAAGTCGTAAACATCTGAACATTGCTTGTATCAGACGTCTCACTAAGCACCCACTTCTGTGCGTTGTCAAGCAACGTCTCCAGAACGAGTCGCTGGTAATCATCCACACCCTCAGTCAGGTGCGCCCAACGTTCCCTCCTCTGCTTATTCTCGACCAGGAACGAAGGCATTTCTCCACTTCTCATTTGTTCTTTCAAGGCTTCAAGATTCATTACTTACTACCTCCCTCTTCCTTAATTCCGGCTAACGCCCGCTGACGTTGTTTTACTTCGTCGAGGGTCGGCTTATCGTCCTTATCTTCATCTTGTTCTCCAGTCCCTTTCGGCACGTCCTTAGACTCGACTAATTTCTCGATGAACTTCACTTCGGACTCAAACTTCTTCTCAACATCTTCCTCAGTCTTACACTCGGCCAGACGCTCCCTCAATATCGACTCGAAGCGATGGCCTTTCACCTTCTCCTCGACCTTAGTCAGCACCTTATCCCTGGTCTCACGTTCTTCAATCTTAGATTTCAACTCCTTGTTCTCCTGCTCCAACTGATTCACTTTTTCATTCTTCTTCTGGACCTCAGATTTCAGGGTTTCATTCTCCGCCTTCAATGCGGCGTCGAGGTCTTCCTTCGTCTGTGCAGGCAGAACAGGCTTGACGGCCTCCACTACTGCATCCACGATGGTCTTCATCTGCTTAACTTCATCAGATTCCATCACGGACTTCCGGGCTTCCTCCATCCAGGACTCTTTCTTCGCTTCAAGGGCAGACGCCACTTTCTGCTCGAACTCCCTTTCGAGGTCGGCCCGGATAGTCTTACTTTCTTCAGCCCTCACAGCTTCGCGGACTTCATCTTCAATGGCTTTCACCAAATCGGGGTAGTCCTTCCTCAGCTTCTCCACCGTAAGCTCCATTTCCAGTCCTCCTTTACTTTCATAACTTAAAATTCCTGCATACTGGTTCGATTCTTCAAGAACGGCGTCAATCCCCGCGAGTTCGAAATCGTCCTTCACGACGAACACCGTCCGACCATTTATATCACGGTCGTCCAGCGAGCCGTATCCCCGGGTCGACATTCCGGGCTTCACACCAGAGCGAATCAAGGTCTCCAGTTGACGCCCTTTCTCCGTCGGGAGCACGTCAGCCTCAAATTTCATGTAGTCACCTTCCATCCACAATCTTGTGAACTTCATCGCGATTCCAGACAATGAGCCGCTTCCCGTCACCGGATGGTCGAGTTCACCGACGAACTTGCCTCTTCTTATCTTACTCTGGGCCTTCTCCACCGCCTTGTTCAACACACTGGTCGGGTACATCCGGTTGTTCCTGTTCACGACTCCGCCACGACTCGCGGTCCCGCGTATCCGCATCAACCTATTCGGATTACTCGTCTTAGCCTCTTCACTCAACTCGACAACCTCAATATCCTCAAAGACAGCCTCGCCGCGTAACAACCGTCCTTGCTCGACTGCTACTTCAGTCATACCATCGCCTCCTTTCGTCTGGAATCATTCACGTGGTCGAGAACAACCGTGCCAATCGCCTGCCAGGTCAGCAAATCTCGGCTAAACGGGTCTATCCACGGAGGCAGGTTTCGGCATGCAGCTTCAAAGTCACGGGCAGCTTCTATCTTAACTGCCGCCCTACGCCTCGGGTCTTCTACCTTCTCCGCAGACCTACTCAACACCAGTGCAGACACAGCATCATCTACAGCATTCCAGTCCAACGCCTTGACAGACTCCATCTCACCTTCCCAAGCATCGAAGTCACCCACATCCGGCGTCTTAACTCCCAGGTCTTTCTTCGCCTTCTGCAACGCCTTCTTTGCCTTGGCAATCGTCGTGCCTACCGCCAATAACCCCAGCGTCTTTGCCAGGCTTCGTGGCGCAGGCTTTACATCAAACTCAATCCGTTCAGGGCGTTCATACCTAATCCTCAAGCTACAGTTGCAATTCGACAGACACTTCGTGTTCCCCGCTCTGGGCGTCGTCGGCAACTGGTCCGGGCGATACGGACTGTGCATTGCCAAATCTATACAATCGCCGCAAGGCTGTTTCGAAGCACCCAGTTCCCAATACACCCACGTGCTTTCATTCGGATACCCGTCTACTCGACCGGCATCGAACATTCCATCTATATTCCTTACATACATCGCGGCCCTATCACGGTACGACATTGTCCCACGCTTCGCCACGATGTCATCAGCAAACTTATTCAAGAACTTATACTCATGACTTCTTGCCCTGGCTAACCATCGAAGGTCTTCCTTCGGTAATTTCATGAAATCCAGGCCAGCAGCATCAGTCCCCAATCTATACGCCCGTTCGTACCCCGCCTTGAAAATCTTTCGGCTCCTGGCCAGGAACTGATTCTTCGTGATTCGTCCGGCATCCAACTGGTTCACCAGGTCCACGAACTCCGCCTCCATGCTCGCCTTGTAGCGCGTCCACGCCATCTTCGCCTTCGAGTACGCCAGCTTATCCGCTCCGGGCTTCAGGGCTTGCTTATACGCCGCGACAACATTCTTCTCGTCGGACGTAATTCTTCGACTGCCCATACCCTTCGGACTCACCTTCTTCAGCGGGTCATGCCTATTCGGGTCAGCCAACGCCTTCGCCACCAACTCAGGGTCAAGGTCATCTACTCGGGCTTCCTCAACAGGATTCACTTCATACCAGGTCGCACCAACCTTCATAAACATTATACGCTCACCATCTCTCGTTGAGACGTCAGACCCCGACCTCGCTCGCTTTCGAGCTTCCAGTCCAGGAACTCCTTCAGCGCCTCAATCTCCTCACTCAGTCTATACTTAACGAGCCTTAACTCGCGGTCACTTATCTCTTCTTCAGCCGGAACAGCCGTGGTCTCTCCACCTACAGCCATCATGATTCGGTTGTCCACGGACTCCGGCTCTTCGTAGTCGGCCAGGATGTCTTCAATATCTTCATCAGACAATTCAAGCATGTTCTGCAAAATCCAGCGGAAGCTCAGTCCAACTTCCTTCCTCAAGACCTTCGCCACTTCAGCCCTCAGCTTCTTGACCTGCCACATCCGCAGTTCGTCAATCGTGCT